GACAGATGTCGATGACACATTGCTCACAATTAATGTGCGTACGATTGCCGGACAGCAAGATATTTCACGCCAAGCAATTGAGCGCGGAACAGGCATTGACACATTCGTTGTCGCAGACTTAATCAAGTCATGGCACACAACACTTGATTCACAGATCCTAAACGGTGCAGGCACAGCAGGCACAATCAAGGGCCTTCGTGCATCAGGCGGAAACGCAGTTACATTCACATCAACAGCACCAACAGTCGGATTGCTTTATCCAAAGCTCGCTGATGCAATTCAGCAGATCCAGACAAACGCATTCGTTTCACCTACACACTGGGTACTTCACCCACGTCGTCTAGCCTTCTTGCTTGCAGCAGTAGACAGCACAAACCGTCCACTTGTTGTACCAGCAGCAAACGGTGCGATGAACGCAGTAGGCGTTGGCGGAGCACCAATCTACGGAAACTCCGGATACCAGATGCTCGGACTTCCAATCATCACCGATGCAAACATCGGAACAACATACGGAACAACAACAAACCAGGATGAGATTTATTGCGTATCAGCAAACGAATCACACCTCTGGGAGCAGCCAGGTTCACCTTTCGCACTTCGCTTCGATGCGACAGGCGCAGGAAACCTAACTCTCAAGTCTGTTGTATACGGCTACGCTGCATACACAGCAGAGCGCTACCCACTTGCAGCCTCAATCATTTCAGGCACAGGTCTAAGCGCACCAACCTTCTAATCGAAGGAAAGCACTAAATTGTGCAGAGCGAGTGGCCCACCCCCCGAGTCACTCGCTCTGCACTTCTAAAACGGGGGAACAAATGAAAACAGGACACAAAGTAACGATTGGATCATGCGATCCAGGATCCGTAAACGGATCATTTGCATATCGCCTCATCCAATTAGCACAAGCAAGAAGCAGCAGGCTCGGCCCCTTTGTAAGAATTAAGGGATCAGGACTTCTATCAAAACAGCGCAACCGAGTGGTCAAACAATTTCTCGATAACACAGATTCAGACTGGCTCCTTATGATCGATTCAGATGAGCAGCTAACAGTTCCAGCATTTGACGCCTTGATCGACACAGCCCATGACAAAGAGCGCCCGATCGTCGCAGGCCTTGTCTTTGCAGGATTTGGAGTACCAGGCAAGCCGTACCCAAAGCCAGTCCCGGCGATATTTCAGGACAGCGATAAAGGATTCCTTCCGCTTTACAAATACGATAAAAATTCAGTCTTTGAAATTGACGCAGCTGGAACAGGATGCCTGATGGTTCACCGAAGCGTTCTAGAGAAGATGCGCGAAGTAGCAGATCCAAACCAGGGCAAAGATTGGTGCTGGTTCTGGGATGGGCCGGTAGCCGGCGAATGGATCGGAGAAGATCTATTATTCTGCCGAAGGGCAAAGGCGCTCGGATTTAAGATCCACGTCAACACAGCAGCTGTGCTACCCCATCAAAAGAGCTTCTGGATGGAAGAGGTTCACAATGATATTTGGAAAGATTAAGAAGATCCGGCAGAAGCCGGCAAAGGAAACAGCAACCGCCGATCCCAAACTAGAACGCGCAATGCTGCCGAAACCGGAAAGAAGGACAAAGCGTGGCCCTAACTAATGCATACTGCACACTTGCCGAATTAAAGGCATCGCTTGCGATCACAGACAGCGTCGATGACACGCCACTAGAAGCAGCAATCACAGCAGCAAGCAGAATGATCGACGATTACACAGGGCGCTTCTTTTACCGGAACGGAACGACCCAGACACCGGTCGCCCGTTATTACACACCACTCGATCCGTGGACAATGAACATGGATGACAATTACACGATCACAGAAGTGGCAACCGACGACAACTTCAACCAGACATACGACACCGTCTGGTCAACCAGCGACTACATGCTCGAGCCAGTAAACAATCCACAGCGCGGCTGGCCAGTAAACCGCATACTTGCGATCGGCCGATACGTCTGGCCTTATTATTTACCACAGGCCTGCCGGATCACCGGAATCTGGGGATGGGCAGCGACGCCAGCCGAAGTCAACATGGCAACCCTGATCCAGGCAGCTCGGCTATTTACAAGACGCCAGTCGCCATTCGGGATCGCAGGAAGCCCAGACTTAGGCACCGTCCGATTGAGCGCCAAGCTCGACGCAGACGTTGAAACCCTTCTGCGGCCATTTAAGAAGAACAACGGATTGGCGAAGTAAATGAACCCAAGCCAAGTCCGCGACGGTCTTAAAACCAGGCTACAGACCATAACAGGCCTACGCGTATACGACTTGATCCCAGAGCCAGTAACACCGCCATGCGCGGTCGTAGGACAACTAGATCTCACATTCGATATCGATAACGCCCGGGGATTAGATCAGGCAAACGTCGATGTTTATGTGATCGTTCAACGCTTCTCCGAAAGAGCAGGCCAGGACAAACTCGACGCATACCTAGCAGGATCGGGCGCAAGCTCAATCAAAACAGCGATCGAAGGAGATAGAACGCTTGGCGGAACAGTAAATACCTTAAGAGTCACATCAGCCGAATCAGGTCAATATGAATCACAAGGCAACCTGTTTCTTTCTTACCGATACCGCTTAACAATTTGGGGATAAGGAGAACCAATGTCATACACGATCATCTCAAACAAAACCGTCTGCGGAAAAACCAAAGGCGATTCACTTACAGAATCAGAATTGCAAGATGCAGGAGTCAGCGCAGAAACTCTGATCGCTGGAAACCACATCAAAGCAACAGCAACAAACACAGAAACAAAAGTAGTACAATCCATCAAACAAGAAACCAAAGAAGGAGCGACCGCATAATGGCACGCCTAGTCCTAACTAACGCATTCATATCCGTCGGTGGAGTGGATCTGAGCGATTTGGTCGCTTCAGTAACACTCAATTCGACATTCGACGTCGTCGAAACAACAGCATTCTCTTCCACAGCAGCTAAGACTCGCCTGGCAGGATTGGCAGACAATTCAATCGCACTAGAATTTCATCAAGACTACGCAACAAGCGAAGTCGAACAAACAATCTATCCGTTGCTCGGAACAGTTGCCGCAGTAATTGTCAAGCCAAATGGCGGAACAACAAGCGCATTCAATCCGTCATATAGCGCTAACGCAGTTATTTCAGAATGGACTCCGCTCAACGGATCCGTCGGTGAATTAGCCACAGCAAGCGTGACATGGCCAGTAACCGGAGCAATCACTAAGGCGGTCGTGTAATGGCAAGAATCGTTCTAACAAACGCATACGTTGTATTTGGAAGCACCGATCTGAGCGACCATATAAGTTCAATTACAATTTCATCGACATTCGACATCGTCGAGACAACTGCATTCGGCGACACAGCAAAGAAGCGTGTTGCAGGTTTGGCAGACAATTCTGTAAGTCTTGAATTTCACCAGGACTATGCAACAAGCAGCGTAGAACAAACAATCTATCCGCTACTTGGAACAGCAGTAACAATCACAGCAAAGCCAGTAAATACAACAACAAGTGCAGTAAATCCGCAATACGCGTTTTCTGCTGTTGTTTCAGAATGGACTCCGCTCAACGGATCCGTCGGTGAATTAACAACCGCATCGGTCACCTGGCCGATCAGCGGAGCAATTACAAAGACAACAACCTAAACTAACAAGGGGGAAAAATGGACGGATTGTTTATCAAAGTAAAAACAAACGATGGCACAGATGCAACATTCTCGTTGCGCCCACGTATCATCGTGGACTTTGAACAAAAGTACGGAAAAGGACTTGCTAAACTTATTGGCGAAGAGCAGAAGCTAGAGCACATCTATTATTTAGGGTGGCTCGCACTTCGAGCAAACGGCAAAGTGGTAAAACCCTTCGGGCCTGATTTCTTGGATACATTAGAAGCGGTATCCCTGGACACAGACCCAAATTCCGAATCCACAGAAACAGCCTGACCTATTCAATAGCAGCAGTTTCTGTGGAGACAGGCATCGACCCGATCAGTTTGCTAGATGCACCAGATGGCATTCTAGAATCGATCGTGATCTACCTGAAAGAGCGAGCAAAGGCGGTAAATAAAAATGGCGGATGAAACAGTAGTTATATCCGGCATCAAAGAAACCATCGAATCGCTCAAAAAATTCGACAAGGACGCAGCTCGTCGGCTGAATAAAGTAATCAGCGACGAGCTGCGTCTTGCCGAAACCGATGCCAGGGCCAAAATTAAAGATGAGCCACCCATGAGTGGATGGCGCACAGTTCCAGCGGCAAAGGGGCGCACACGCGGCGGTCAAGGATGGCCAGCCTGGGAACCAGGAGCGATCCGCCAGGGTATTAAGAAAACCAGAGTCGAAGGCAAAGTTAGATCCGACTACACCACCAGCGCCGGAGCGCTTATTCAAAGAACAGCAGCCGGTGCAATTTGGGAAGTAGCAGGACGACGCAGCGATGGATCAGGAACAGGACGCAATATGATCGGCGTTCTCAACCAAAGATTCAAAGGCGCCTCTCGTGGCATTTGGGCCGTTGTAGATAAAGACGCAGATAAAATTCGCACCAACGTTCGCAAAGCGATGGATGATGCAAAGAAAATTCTGCAACTTAATATAAATAAAGAGAAGGGATAATCACGTGGCAACAGGCGCAGTAGTAGCTCGGATTATTACCCAATATACCGATAAGGGCAGCAAGGCAGCACGTCGAGATATTATGAGACTCGGCAAAGACTTTGATAAATTTGCAGGAAAAGCCACTAAAGCATTTGGGATAGCAGCAGCTGCATCGGCGGCTTTTGCAGTCAAGATTGGTGTCGACGCCGTCAAAGGCGCGATGGAAGATCAGAAGCAACAGATCGCACTAGCAACTGCTCTGCGCAATACAACAGGCGCAACAAATGAAGCAATTGCTGCGACAGTTACATATCTAGATAAATTAGAACTTCTTGTTGGAGTTGACAATAACCAGTTGATTCCATCTCTTCAAATTTTAACGCAAGCAACCAAAGATGTGACACAGGCACAAGCGCTGCAATCTTTGGCACTTGATATATCAGCAGGAACTACGAAAGATCTTGCTTCCGTTTCTTTGGCACTTGCTAAGGCGATCGGTGGAAATGTCGGAGCACTAACAAGACTCGGCGTCCCACTTGACGCAGACGCAGTAAAGGCTAAAGATCTCAATGAAATATTGAAATCTTTGGGCGAAACATTTGCTGGTCAAGCAGAGCAACGTGCCGGAACCTTTGAATTTAGATTGATAAAATTACAGTTAGCATTTAATCAAATTATAGATCAAATTGGTTATGCATTTATTCCGATACTGGAAGAATTTGCAGAATATATCTCCGCTAACGTTCTGCCTGTAATTCAAGAATGGGTCAGCACAAACAAGGATCAACTTGCGGAAGGTCTCAAAGAAGTAGGAACGACTGTTATCTCAGTTGCAAAGGGATTGATTCGTTTCTTCAAAACAATCTCTGACAACTTAGGAATTGTAAAAGCATTTGCAGCAATCTTCGTAGGGGCAAAACTTGCAACCGGCATCTATGCGATAGTCACAGCCCTTGTTGCATTGAGATCTGCATTTGCAGCACAAGCGGCGGCAGCAACAGCAGCTGGTGTTGCTACAGCGTTCGCCACAGGCGGTGCTTCAGCAATCGCAGCGGCAGCAGCCATCGGTGTATTTGTTGCAGCATCAGGTGCGGCATTTATTGCGCTAAACAGAGTAACAATAGGAACCGAGAAAGCTGCAACCGCAACTCAAACCTACAATTCACACTTGAAGGAATTGAGCAAGGTTTCAGAACAAGTATCAGAAGCAAATCGTAAAAACACTAAAGTCATTATTGGAAATACAAAGGGAACAAAGGAACTCACCGCTGCCGAAAAGAAAATGGCAGAAGTCCGCGCTGCAATTAAAAAAGCAGGATTAGATAAATTCGGTATCAAAAATGTTTCAGATACAGATCCAATACAACTCGAAGCAGCACGCCTGAACCTTGTTAAGCAAGGAAACATAGCAGAACAGCAACGACTAGCCTCAATCATTGAAAACATGAATGCGCAACTGATGGCAAATGAGGCTATTAGAAGATACAACGATCTTCTTGGCGTTCTTGCTGATCAGGAAATTTCACCAGAGGAAGTAATCCTTCTAGGACTTAAATGGGGCGTTAGCCAGGAAGCCGTTGTCGCTTACACGACCGCGATATTTGCCGTCAACGATTCAAAACTTTCAACAGATGAAATTGACCTGCTTGCAAAGCAATGGGGCGTCACAAAGCAACAAGCAGAGATGTACCTGGACTTCTTCAAGGCAATCAATGACGGAAAACTAGATCAATCCGAAGTGAACGCTTTGATGGAAAAATGGAAACTGACCAGCAAAGAAGTCACAGATTACGCAAAGAAGATCGCAGACGGCGTAGTTCCATCCGACCTATGGCCAACACCGGGCAACCAGGCAGCGCAATCTTGGCGCGATGCGCTCGCAGCTCTTAACGCCTACCTTGCAGCAGCCGGAGCAAAACTTGCACCAACACCACCAACAACACCAGCCCCAGGCGGTGGTGGCGGTGGGGGCGGTGGCGGCGGTGGCGGCGGTGGCGGCGGTTATGTAGCAATGGGCAAAGCAGCAATTGAAGCATTGACGCCAGCACAGGCAGATAAAATTCTCTCAACGATGCCATCTAGCGTTGCAACAAAACTCACACCAGCGCAGATCTCCGGAAACCGCTACGCGGCGCAAGGAGCAGCGCAGATGCAGAAGGCAATCGATGCGATCACGCTCAGCGATCCGATTGCACAAACATCGCTCAAATCAGGACTTGCAGGCGGAGCATCACTTAGCGCATCGATTTCAGGATCACGTTACGCAGCTCAGGCAGCAGCCCAATACGGAGCAGGGGCAACCGTAAACGTAACCGTTCAGGGCAACGTAACCACCGAGAGAGATCTGGTTACATCGATCCGCGACGGTTTGCTTCAAGGGCAAAATAGCGGCCAAACAATTCTTAAAGATGCGACGGCGCTCTAATGGC